AGGGCCAAATGATCTCTTGCAATTATACGAAGGAAAGTATAAACAAGTGGTAGAAGGCTTCTCGATAGAACAAATGGGAAGACGAAGACGCGATGAATATCAATCTGGTGTTCCTCGTATCGGTGGTAAATAAATATAAGGAGATAAACTACTATGGCTATAACACAGGCAATTGCAAATTCTTTCAAAAAAGAATTATTGGAAGGTCAGCATAACTTTGCTTCGGGGCAGGATAAGTTTAAGATCGCTCTTTATACTTCTTCAGCTACTCTAAACTCAGCAACAACATCTTTTACAACTGGAAACCAAGTTGCAAACACAGGTCAATACACTTCTGGTGGTGGATTACTTGTGAACAGTGGAACTTCTATTTCGGCTGGTGTCGCAAGAGTTGACTTTGCAGACAGATCTTTTACTGGTGTAACGTTAACTGCTAGAGGAGCATTAATCTATAATACTTCAGCAACTGCAACTAATGCAGCTGTTGCAGCTTTAGATTTTGGAGGTGATAAAACAGCGACATCGGGTGTATTCACAATCCAGTTTCCAGCGCCTACATCAACAGCAGCGATTTTAAGAATCTCTGGTTAATTCATAGGAGTTAAAATCCTATGGCATCAGGAACTTGGAATACAGGCTTTTGGGGCCAAAACCAATGGAACGATTCAGCTAATCCGTCACCTCAAGTTACGGGTATATCCCTTAGTGCAACTTTAGGAGATGAATCAACTGCAGGTGAAATAAATGCTGGTTGGGGAAGAGCCAACTGGGGTGATTTTGCTTGGGGTGTTGCTGGTAATGTAGTTCCAACAGGAATTGCTGCAACTTTTAATTTAGGAACTGTTGTAGTTTCTGCTGATGCTAACGCTACAAACTCTACAAATAATAATCAAACAATAACTGCAGCACTTAATAGTGTAAGTATTGATATCGTAGGAAAAGTTTTTCCTGTAGGTATTGCAATGACTTCAGCTTTAGGATCAGCTGATGCTAGTCCTGATGCTTTAGCTACCACTAATCATGCAACTATGGCTCTTGGTTCTGTTCAAGCCTACAATCAAACAGGTTGGGGTAGACAGGAATGGAGTGAAAATGGTTGGGGAGTTGAAGGTCAGTTTGCAAATGTAGATGTAACTGGAATTGCAATGACTGCTTCAGTTGCAAGTGTAAGTATGAAAGGAGAAGTTGTAGTTACTCTTAATACTTTAAACGTTGCTAATGCAACACTAGGTCAAATAGATCCTGCACCTGATGCAAATTTATTAAGTCAATTAATGACTAGTAATCTAGGATCTCTTGCAGGTTTAGCTGGAGCAACAGCAAGTCCAACAGGTATTGCAATGACAGGAGCATTAGGAACATCTGCAGGTGTCCCTGGTCAAACTATCGTTCCAACAGGTATTGCGATGAATAATCAATTGGCTTCTGTTACACCTGTTATTCATATAGATGTACAAGTTACAGGAAATGCCTTGACTATGGCACAAGGTAGTGGTAATGCTTTAATCTGGAACGAAGTAAATACAGGTACAGCGCCTATAACTCCTCCAGGATGGCAGGAAGTAGCTGCATAATGGGTTTGACACAAACTCAATTTTTTAGTAAATTAACGAGAATAAGGAATTTAAATTATGGCAAATTCAACATCAGCTAATTTAAAATTAACTGTACAAGCGACTGGTGAAAACTCAGGAACTTGGGGACAAATTACAAATACTAACCTACTAATTCTTGAACAAGCAATTGGTGGTTTTACAACTTTTAACGTAACTAATGCTAGTAGAGCTTTAACATTTACAAATGGTGCTCTATCAAACGGTAAAAATGATGTTATTAAATTAACAGGTACACTAGCAGGAAACTTAAACGTAACAATTCCAAACTCTATTGAAAAAGTTTATAATATACAAAATGCATGTGATCATGCAGGAAACACTTTAACTTTTAAAACAGCATCAGGGACAGGTGTTCTTTTATGTGAAGGAAATAACTACGTATTATATTCTGATGGTACAAACGTTGTAAAATTATCTGAACAAAGAAATTGGAGAGCAGTTTCAGCAGCTGAAACAGTTCAAGCTGGTGCTCAACTTTTAGTAAATACAAATGGTGGAGCTGTTACGATCACACTTCCAGCATCACCTGCTACAGGAGATGAAGTTTCATTTGTAGATCAAGGTTATGATTTTAACAGTAACGCATTGACTGTAGGAAGAAACGGATCTAATATAGTTAACGCAGCAGCTGATTTAGTTGTTAATACACAAGGCGCAGCTTTTTGTTTAGTCTTTTCTGGAGATGCAACAACAGGTTGGACGTACAAGGAGAAATAGAATATGGCAAATTACGAAGCTACAAAATACGATTTTGACGGTGGTAATCTTACAGGTATCGAAGGAATTCCTACAGCGACTATTGTGCCATGGACTTCTGCATCAATACCAACAGGTTTCTTAGAATGTAATGGTGCGTTGGTTTCAAGATCAACTTATTCTGCATTATTTGCAATTGTAGGTACAACTTACGGAGCTGGAGATGGTTCATCTACATTTAAATTACCTGATTTACAAGATAACGTACCAATCGGTAAATCAAATAATAAAGCTTTAGGTTCAACTGGAGGAGCAAACACTGTTACTTCAACTGGAAACGTTGGAGGATCAACAGCAAACGCTACTTTATCAACATCACAACTTGCATCACACAATCACACGATAGCACCAAGAAATGGTGGAGGTCTTTATAACTCTAGTGTTGGTGTAGGTTTTCATACATTAACTGGTAGTAACGCTACAGTTGATAATACAGGAAGTGGTTCTAGTCACTCACATAATATGAGTGCAAACTTTGTAGGGGATGCAACGTCTGTTATTCAACCTTATCAGGCGCTGATATACATAATTAAAACATAGGAGAAAAAATGGCAAGTAACGCAAATTGGACAGTAGTATTTGATGATAAGATAATCATTAAACAAAATGGTGATTCAGCAGGTCCACATACAATTAATGATGACGCTTTTTGGAGTCAATCAAAATTTTCAAACATCTGGGCTATTCAACATGGAACATCAGTATCTTCTGATGAAGTAGAATATAGAGATGATACTCCTCACTCTTCTTATGATTCTTCTGTACTAGGAGATTTTCAAGAATTTATTAATAGATGGGACTCAGCACAGTTAGCAAAATTACAATCTGATTGGGATGATGATCCTAGAGATGAATCTGAAAAAGGTTCAAGACCTACTTCTTACTCTTCATAATCAAGGGTGTAAAAAACAATTAATTGAATATCTAACACCTTTTGTAATTGGTTCAGTTCCATGAATCCAAATAGGTTCTGCTGGAAACAACATAGCATCTCCTGTTTTAAAAGAGTGTTTTATTTGACCATTAAAAAATCTAAATTCTCCACCTTCATAATCTTCATTTAAATTTAATGTGCATGAAGCTCTTACACTGCCTTCATGATCTACATGATCTTTAATGTATTCTCCTTTTTTATATTTTAAAATACGAACATTACTTGATTGAGACATATTATTTATATCAAATGTAGGACATATAGTATTTTTTATATATAACTCATAATTAATTAACATTATGTGTATATATTTTTTAGCTATATCTAAAGGTATTTTAAATTTATTATCGTCTAAATAAAGATGAGTTAGATTAATACATCTATAATTATCTTCTTCATTTGTTTTAGTTTTGTGTTTATAACTTCTTTCTGTTTTTGCATGTTCAATATTATCTTCATAAAAATTAATAAAATAATTACACACATCTTTTGGCACTAATTTATCTACGTGAAATTTAAGATCAGTTATTTTATTCTTCATAATCTTTTATAAATAAACTTGCAGTATATCTTTTAAGATTTGGAACGTTACTTGCGTGATTAGAGTGTAGCCAATTAGATGGAAATAAAATAGCTCTATTTTCTCTAAATCCTACATGAATATCTAAATCAAAATTATTTATATCTCCATGATAAAAAACTGTTCCATTAGTAACAGCAGTAGGCCCTTTTAACATAACTAAAACGTTCATTTTAGCTTTGTCTGTATGTGGTTTAAAATGATCTAAATTTCTTATGTCTATACCACAGTCATCGTGTAGTTTTTTTATTTTAATATTAAATTTTTTTTCTGCTTGATTTTTAAATGTATCTAATAATTTATTATCATGTTTAAATTCAAACCTACTTCCATAGTAGGTGTCTTGATTTTTTTCTGTAGTGTTTCCTATGTATCTTGGTTTGAAAAATAATTTTGTTGTTATATGATTTTGTATATTTTTAAATAAAATATCTTCAAAAAAATTATCAACTATTTTTATCATACAGGTTTTAAAGTTAACCAAGAAGTCAATAAATATTTTTCTCCACAAAGTGGAGGATTTCCTCTGTGTAGGTATGGAAAACCTGCAGGCCATATAACTATTCTACCTGCTTTAGGTTTAACTCTTTTTGAAAAATGTAAAAATTCTGTTTCACCTCCTTCTTCAACATCATTTAAATAAACTGACCAAACAAGAACACGAGGTAAGGTGTCATATCTTTCATTATGTTCAACATGCCAAACATGATAGCCTTCACCGGGTAAAGTTTTTTGAAGTTTCATACTTGTGTAGTGAAATTCTTTTAATCCATATGCATCTGCAATACCAGTATTTCGTATATAATGTCTACATGCTACATCAAAATTATGTACTATGTTTTTTAAATCACTATGCCAAACTTCAATATTATTATGATTTATAAATAATTGACTATCTTTTTTTTGAACTGGAGAAGAATATTCAAATGTAATTCTATCTAATGTTTTTTTAAATTTTACTTGATTTTCATACATTTCAATTGCTTTTTGACAATCCTCTTTAGTTATGTAGTTGTCATACACACTTATAAAATTTTCTATACTTGCTGTTTTTTCATTCATATTATTTTCCTTCATCTTTATAAAATATATTTACGCTATAACGAGGGGAACTTGGTCCTAGTGCTTGAAGATCAGCATGATATATTTTACTTCCTTTAAAAAATAAAGCTCTGTTTTTTACAAATCCTATATATCTATCTAAATCACTTTTATAGTTATAAAAACCTGTTCCATTATACATCAACTCTTCTCCTTTTAAATAACATATAAAATTATACTCCATTCCTGGAGCAGCATCTATGTGATATAATACTTCTTTTTGATTATGTCTTAATCTAAAAGCACTTTCCATTACTTTAAAATTAAAGTTAGGAAAGAAAACATTTTTTATTTTATCGTATAGCCATTTATTGTTTTTGTTTTCTTCAAAATCATGACTAAAACCATAAGTTCCATTTTGGTTTTGAGCATTTCTAAAATTTATTTTATTTAAATTGCCTTGTAAAATATGTAATTCTTTCTCGTTGAAAAAGTTGTCCATTACACTAATATCTGGTATTATTGTTTCTTTCATTATTTTGAAAATTAATATATAAGCTACTATATGCTACAAAAATTAAATTTCAAGCCAGGTTTCAACAAAATGGTCACAGATTCAGGAGCTGAATCTCAGTGGGTTGATGGTGATTTTGTTAGATTTAGATATGGATTACCGGAAAAAATAGGTGGTTGGAATCAACTATCTATTGCAGGAGAAACTTTACCTGGAGCAGCACGTGCTCAACATGTTTGGACATCATTAGCCGGTGAAAGATATGCAGCTATTGGAACATCACAAGGTTTATTTTTATATTATGGAGAACAATTTTTTGACATTTCTCCATTAGATACAGCAATCACAGGATGCACAATTTCTACAACTAGTGGATCAACAACAGTAACTATTCACAAAAGTTCTCATGGTTTACTTGCTGGAAGATATATTACATTGTCTGGAGTAACTGTAACAGGTGCATCTGATTTTACAGCATCAGAGTTACAACAAGCATATGAAATTTTAACAGCAGCTACTGACAGTTTTACAATTCAAGCTTCACGTGCAGAAGGTGGATCTGGTATGAGTGCGGCTGGAGCTGCAACTGTTAATCCTTATGTTATAGTAGGACCAACTATTCAAACAGTTGGTTATGGTTGGAGTACATCTACATGGGGAGCTGAAGCATGGGGAACAGAAAGATCTACAAGCTCTGTGGTTCTGGACCCAGGAAACTGGAGTCTTGATAACTTTGGAGAAGTATTAGTTGCAACAATTAGAGACGGAGAAACTTTTACTTGGAACGCAGGTGCATCAAATGCTAGAACAATTAGAGCTTCCAAATCTACATCTAGTTTTTCTACCTCAGCTAATCCAACGGCAACAAGACTAACACAAGTATCTGACAGAGATAGACATTTATTTCATTTTGGAACTGAAACAACTATTGGAACACCAGCAACTCAAGATCCAATGTTTATAAGATTTTCTAATCAAGAAGATTTAAATACATACACACCAACTGCAACTAACACAGCTGGTACATTTAGATTAGATAAAGGAAATAAAATTGTAGGAGCTGTATCTGGTAAAGATTATACTTTAGTTTTAACAGATAGCTCTGCTTATGTAATTCAATTTGTTGGTCCACCATTTACATTTAGTGTTAGACAGGTTGGTACAAACTGCGGATTGATAGGTCAACATGCACTAAGTTATTCTGACGGTAAAGTATTTTGGATGTCGGGTGAAGGAGGATTCTTTTTATTTGATGGTACGGTAAAATCTTTACCTTGTCTTGTTGAAGATTTTGTATTTACATCTACAGGAGATAATCTAGGATTAAACTATGATGCGACTGATGTTATTTATGCAGAGCATAATACTCTTTATGGTGAGGTAAATTGGTTTTATCCAAAATCAGGATCTGATCAAATTGATAGGTGTGTAACTTATAATTATGGAGAAAATGTTTGGACTACTTCATCATTAGCTAGAACTACATATGCAGATACTGGTGTATTTAACGCACCATATGCTACAGAATATTCCTCTACCTCAACACCTTTATTTCCTGATATATTAGGAATTACAAATACTTATGGAGCATCAACTTATTATGCTCATGAGGTCGGCACAGATCAAGTAAATAGCTCTGGTACAACCTCTATTAATGCTTTTATACAGTCTGGAGACTTTGATATTACACAAAGAAGAAGTGCTTTAGGAGGCTCAACAGGTCTTGCAGATTATAGAGGAGATGGTGAGTTTTTTATGTCTGTTAAAAGATTTATACCAGATTTTAAAGTTCTTACAGGTAATTCAAAAATTACATTGTTATTAAATGACTATCCAAGTAACACGGCTACAAGTTCATCACTTGGACCCTTTACAATAACATCATCTACTGATAAAGTAGATACTAGAGCACGAGGAAGACTTGTTGCTCTTAAAATAGAAAATGATGCTGTAGGTGAAACTTGGAGATATGGTACTCTAAGACTTGACGCACAACCGGATGGTAGAAGATAATGACAATAGATAAAAAAATAAGTTATGAAGTACAAGGTGGTGCAAAAAACTATCTTGGTAAACAAAAAGAAG